CGCCGGCGACTTTTCACAGCATCCGTTGCCGCGCGAGATGCCTCAGAGCATTGACGCCGAGCAGGCGTTGCTCGGGGCGATCCTCGTCAACAACTACGCCTACGATCGCGTTTCAGAATTTCTCACGGCAGAGCATTTCTTCGACCCTCTGCATGCGCAGATCTTCGGCGCGATCGCGCAACTGATCCAGGAGGGGAAGCAGGCGGTCCCTGTCACGCTGGCACCGTTCTTCGAGGCGGCCGGACCAATCGACGATGATCTCACGGTGCCGCAATACCTTGTCCGCCTCGCGGTCAACGCCACGACGATCATCAACGCGAAGGACTACGGCCGCACGATCCATGATCTCTACGTGCGCCGCCAGATCATCCTTCTTGCGGAGGATATGGCGAATTCGGCGTTCGATGCGCCCATTGATTTTCCGCCCGACAACCAGATACAGGAAGCGGAAGGTCGGCTCTATCAACTCGCTGAGAAGGGCACAGGCGGCACTGGCGAGATCAGCTTCTCTGTTGCCGCCTCTCAGGCTGTTGAGCGTGCAAACGCGGCCTATCGCAACAAAGGCAAGCTTGTCGGGCTCCCGACTGGATTGGCGGATCTAGACAAGAAACTGGGCGGTCTCCAACCGTCAGATCTGGTCGTCCTGGCCGGTCGCCCTTCCATGGGGAAGACCGCGCTCGCAACCAACATCGGCTGGCATATCGCAAAGAACGGCCGGGAACTGGAGGACGGCGAGATCGCGCCGACGCCGGTGCATTTCTTCTCGCTTGAGATGAGCGCTGAGCAGCTCGCAGCTCGTATTCTGGCGGCGGAGGCGAGCGTTTCCAGCGATAGGGTTCGCCGCGGCGCGGTGGATGATCGAGAGATCAGCGACTTCATCCGCGCCGGCCACAGGCGTTCTGGCGTGCCTCTCATCATCGACGCCACGGGCGGCATATCGATCGCCCAACTTGCGCAGAGAGCGCGCCGCACGAAACGCAAGCACGGCACGAGTCTTATTGTCGTGGACTACATCCAACTCATGTCTGGCGCGAAGAAGCGCGACGGCAATCGAGTAGCGGAAATCACCGAGATTACGACGGGACTGAAAGCGCTCGCCAAAGAGCTCAACGTCCCAATCCTGGCCCTGTCGCAGCTCTCTCGCAAGGTGGAGGAAAGAGCCGACAAGCGCCCGCAATTGGCGGACCTGAAAGAATCCGGTTCGATTGAGCAGGACGCCGACGTGGTGATGTTCGTGTTCCGCGAGGAATACTACGTCGAACGCGAAAAGCCCGGCCAAACAGACCTTGCAAAGATGGCCGAATGGAGCGCGTCCATGGCGGCCGTGAAAGGCAAGGCCGAGGTGATCATCGGCAAGCAGCGCCATGGGCCCCTAGGCGTCATCCCGCTCGCCTTCAACGCGGAACTCACGACCTTTTCAGACCTAGCCCGCGAGCGCCATTCCTTTGGGATGGAGGCATATCATGGGCCGTAAACCAGTAGACCCGTGGTTCAAGTTCTTCCCTCGAGAATGGCTGGATGGCACGCGTGAACTCACTCTCGAGCAGCGCGGGGCGTACATCGACACGATCGCAATGAGAATGCTTCACGGCGGTCCGTTGCCGGATGACTATTCGTGGCTCGGCCACCAAATGCACGTCTCGCCGCGCAAAGCCCGCGCCATTGTCGAGAGCCTTCTGGACGCAATGAAGCTCCAGAGAGTGGCGGATGGGATTACCAACCAACGGTGTGAGGAGGAGCTAGCGGCGCGGGAAAACCAGCGACGGGTGAACACCGCGACGGCGGTAGATCGGGAGCGAAAGAGACGCGAAAACACTGTGAAACTTCCACGAAATGTTCGTGAAATACCTGCGAAAGATCTCTCAAACCAAGTTGAAAAGCTGAAAAACACCAATGAGATCAATGGGAGCAGTCCATTTTCGTGCATCGAAAGCAGCACCACGCGCGCGCGTTTAGATATAGATACAGATATAGATAATACCCCCCTACCCCCCAAAGGGGGGGCGCCTAAGCGAAAGCGAGAACCTTTCACGAAGGCAGAGATCGAGGCCTCGGACGAAGCGCTTCGTTTGTGGAACGAGACCGCGATGCGGCTCGGCCTCCAGGTCTGCAGGTTCTTCAGTCCTCAGCGCCGATCGCGAATGGTTCGACGCCTCGGCGATATCGGCGGGCTCGAGAATTACGAACTCGCGCTTGGAGCGATTGAGCAAGTGCCGTTCCTGATGGGGAGGGTTCCGCCGCGTAACAACGAGTCGCCGTTCCGGATGAGCATCGATCACCTGATGCAGACCAACAGCAACCTTGGTGACGTTCTTGCGAAGCTCATCGACAAAGCAGGCGAGACACCAGCGTTAGTAGGTCCGGACGGCAAGCCGTGGGGGTGGTGGCGCGGGCAGGAAGACAGCATCCGCAATCTGCCGATCGACTACTGGCGCCAGCTCGACGCGGATTGCCGGCCAAATGGCACGTGGCCTTGGTGGATCATGGGCGCGCCACCCGGTCATCCGGAGTGTTTGATGCCGCCGGAGTTGATTGCTGAACGCGGATATCTCGAAACCTACAGGGGGCAGATCCACCATGTCTAACAACGATTTTGGAATTGGACGTTACGGGTTTGAGCGCATCAACCGCACACAGTTGCAGATGTGGGCTGAGGCGGTGAGCGACGACGAAGGGCTTGGCGTTGATGAGAAGGCGCTAGCGTTGAAGCTGGTTGGAGAGTTCAGCGACAGCGATGGCGAGCACGTTACGGTGGAATTCTGCCCTATGAGCACGGAGGACTCCGTGCGCAGGGTCTCGGTAGACCGTTTGATCGACTGCGGTCACATCCGTGTCCTGTGGACTCGTGGGGTCGGCAACAGGACGTTATTCGGCATTGTGCTTGGGCACGAGGTCTGGACGCCAGACAACGGAGAGGCCGCCTAATGACCTCTCGCTCCACCCGCCTCAAAGGCTACCGCGTCACCCGCAAGGGCTCGAAGGTGATCCTAGAGCCGATCCCCTGCTACGGGCTGGATGCGAGCGCTCGCATTCGTCAGCGGAAGAGCAAGAAGCAGCGCGTGGTGCGGAAGGTGCCGGCATGAGCGAGCGAGCCAAAAGCTGGTGGCAAGACATGCCGGAGCACTACGAGCCGTCCGCAGTTCCGATCGCTCACGGTGTATCCGTCTGAGGCAGTGGATACCGGGCTCCTGGACGCCGACGGCAACCCCATCATGCGCTCGCCGGCGCGCATTGGATTTCTGCCGAGCGTTCCACGTGAAAGGGAGGGACACGCTTGAACACTTTGCAGTCTACGCCCGAGCAAAAGCATCTAGCCCAGAAACTATACGAGAAGCGTCTGGCAGACGAAAAACGCCGGGAGGCGGAAGAGCGCGAACGCAATGCTCGACGTGCTGAGCGTGAGGCATCGCGGCCCACAAAGGAGCGCCTCAGCAAGGGCGACATCGAGAAGGAAGTGGTGAAATACCTGGGGGTCAGGTATCGCCCGAAACCGACGACCTACGAGCGGTATCGGGAGAAGATGGAAGACGAGGTGCAGTTCGTCTTTGACCGTCTTGTTGAAGACGCCGCCACCGCCGACGTAAAGGGCGTGACGCTCAACTACGATCGTACTGGTTGCCGCGCTGCAAGCGACCGAATGGGCGGCCTCGGAGCGGCTCACGCAACGCAGATTGAGGCCTACCACCGCTACACGTACCTGATGGAGAGCCTGACACCACGACTCCAATCCGTCGTGCGCTGGCTGGTGATCGGAGAGTGCCTCGATAACGGCAAGCGCCCGACGCCGGCTGATGTTGGCCATTACATCGTCGGATGGTGGAGGGGCGAGGATGCGTGTCACGCGGCAGGCGTTACCGCAATGAAGATTGCCGGCGACATCCTCGTGGAGGCTTGGCACGCGTACAACATGGATCAGCGGTTCCGGCAGGCGCGGGTGCGGGAGATGCGGGAGGTGAACCCGTGAATATCCACGATGAAACCCCGCCGCCAGTGAGACCCACATGGGACACGACCGAGACGGCGAGACTCTGGTGAGATTTGCCGTCATGGTGTTCGTGGCCCTGTTCCCGGTTCTCATGTTCTCGGCAGGGTATTATGAGGGGCAGAAGATGAGGCGAGGGGACGTGTGCTCGCCGGCCCGCGCTACAAGGCTCTTGGTAATTCAATGAGCGTGAACTGTATGCGGTGGATTGGCGAGCGCATCGACATGGTTGACAGAATTATACGGATCAAGGCCGCATGACCGACCCTACCATCACCCTCACCACCCATGAGCTATCATCTCCGCTCCGTATTCCAGAACCGGAAGCAGAGCCTCTGAAGCATCCGACACGTATCCCTATCCTATCGGACGGAGGTTCGTGGAAGTACGTCCGATATGTCCGGCATCACGAAGTCGAAGCGTACATCGCGAGAGGATGGGTCGTGTCGGACGATCTGTCAGGGACGCATCATGGCGCGCACGCTGCGCTGATGTCCTGGCCACATGAGGGAGAGCCGGAATGAGCAAGGCCGGTAAGAAAATCATCGAGGGGTTAGAGGGCGCTGCTGAATACGCGAGAGTCCGTCAGCACATTCTCGACTGGATACGAGAAGACGTCCCCTTAGCAGGGAAGATGAACCTGTATCCGGAGCATGTTTCCAAACTGTTGGACAGGATATGCGGGTCGAAGACGAGTGCGCGTTAGGAAGGGAGATAGAGGATGACGGAAGACGAGATCAACACAGACCGCGCTGAGTGCGTCACGCGAAAGCACATGCAGCGGGTTTCAGAGCTTTTGGGAGAGGCCGCGTGCGAGATGATCCGCCGCGCTTCCGCGCACGATAAGTCGAAGTTGTCAGACGTAGAGCTTGTGCCGCTCCAGCGTATGCAGGATCTGATCGACGCGGAAGGGCAGGCACCCTACGGAAGCGATGAATACAAGCGTCGAACGGCGTTGCTTGGTCCGATGCTGAAGCATCACTATGCGAACAACAGCCACCACCCAGAGTACCATCCTAACGGTGTCGAGGGGATGGACCTGTTTGACCTGATCGAGATGTTTTTCGACTGGAAGGCCGCAAGCGAACGCGGGGAAGAAAGCTCGATGAACATCGGTGCCGCGTGCAAGCGCTTTAGTGTTGCGCCGCAGCTTCAAAGCATTCTCCGCAACACGGCCGACCGGCTTGGCTATAGGGCCGACGCCGCTCCGCTCGCAGCAGAATAGAGGCAGATCATGACAGCACCAATCGACCCGGCCAAGGACTTTACAGACGACGATCTCCAAGGGTTGGCGCGTCGCGTAGCGAACTACGCGGTGGAATCCGCTGAGGCGCACAACAGAGCGGCCGTCTACTCCTCGTCTCTGTTCCGCGAGAGCATTTTCAACGAGGCTCTACAAATGCTGCGCACGGCAGTCATGCATGAACGACAGCGCGCAGGCAGGGACATTGATAGCCTAAAGCCGACGCACTGGAATTGAGGGGAGCACATCACATGGGCGGATCGGTCAACAAGGTAATTCTCATTGGTAACTGTGGTCGCGATCCCGAGATCCGCTCCACACAGTCGGGGTCCAAGATCGCGAACCTCCGCATCGCCACAAGCGAGAGCTGGAAGGACAAACATTCGGGTGAGCGCAAGGAGCGCACCGAATGGCACTCGGTCGTGATCTTCAACGAGAACCTAGTCCGCGTCGTCGAGCAGTACGTCTCCAAGGGCTCGAAACTCTACGTCGAAGGGCAGTTGCAGACGCGAAAATGGCAGGACCAATCGGGACAAGACCGCTACTCGACGGAGATCGTCCTACAGGGCTTCAACGGCGTTCTTACGATGTTGGACGGCAAGGGTAGCGGAGACCGTCAAGAACCCCGCCAGGAGCCACAGGAGGGGCGGGAACGGTCTTCGTCGAATGGTGGCGGACGTGCGTTCGATCAAGAGATCCCGTTTGGGCCGGAAATGCGATGATGAGAGTAGCGGCGCTGATCGCAACGCACCTGTTTGTCTTCGTGCTGGGCATTCGGTTTGCTGAATGGTCAGCGCGCGAAGAGCACGCGACGATGCGAGCTGCCGGCAGGTGGCTGCGTTCTCTCGTCTCATAAGAAAACCCCGGAAGCCTGAGCCTCCGGGGTCATGGGGTGGGATTAGCCGTTGCGGAGACGGCCATCCAGCACAAATGCGGCCTTGCTCCTGGCGATGGCGAGGCCGTAGGCGGCGCGCTGGGCTGCAACGCAGGGCCACCCGCGCTTTCGCGCTTCGTCGTCGCTCGACGCGAGTTCAAGACTGATCTCGGCAGCATCCCCGTGCTTCTTCGCGAACGCGTCGGCCTGCTTGATGAGTTCGCCTGCCGCCCGCTCAATCGTGGCGTAGAGCGCGCGCAGCTCATCAACGACGGACGCTGGCGTTGGATTGCGCCCCGAAGACCAGGACTTCACCGTGTCGAGACGGACTCCTAAAACTTCTGCGGCCTCCCTGTGAGAGAGGCCGCAGCGGTCGATCAGGAGGGAGAAGGGGGTCATTCGCAGGTCCGGCTGTCGATCAGCGTGGGCTCGTCGCCCGAGTTGTCCCAGAGCTCCACCGAGACTTTGGTGCGGTCGTTGGTGGTGTCTTCGAAGTCGGCCTCGGCGTCTTTGAGATTGTCGAAGCCGCTGTCGCCATCGCCGCCGGAAACGTACTGCGTCAGAACCGTATAGCGTGCCATCGTAAGGTCTCCTACCTCTTGCGGAGGGCCAATCCCGCCGCGTCAACGTCCTCAGTATACACCGATGGTGTATGGCGTCAATGGGGGCCGTGCGGATTTTTTCAAAAAAATCCCCGGAGCGGTGAGGCTCCGGGGTCTATTTGCGCCGCCCCTTAAGCGCCGCGTCCGGCAGCCCATAACGGAGCATGTAGCGGAGCAACAAGGCGGCGTCGTGCGGGATGCGCTGCTTTTCGGGAGCGTCATCATCCTCCCAGTATTTGATCGCCCGCACACCCCGGCCAAGAATCGCGGCTAGAGCCACTTGCGTGATGCCGAGTGCCTCTCGAGCGGAGCGGACGTCGGCGGGGGTCATACCCTACGCTCGAGATCGACACGAAATGCGTTTAGGTCTTCGAAGAAATCAGGCATTTTTTCCGCTCCCGCCCAGGCTCTCGTCGCTCCTCAGGCCCAAGGCTGTACGAACTCGCCCAGGTTTGTCTGTCTCCAACCACGCACCGCGGCCGTCACGCAGTCCGCGGAACGTGGCGCCGTCAAGAATCTCGCTGCTATTGCGATAAAGCAGGACGCCGCTCCCATAGCTGGATCGGCTATCGTGCACGGTCCAGCGGAGAGCCCGCGCGGTCTCTCCGGGAACGTGGAGGACGTAGGGCATTAGTTAATCATCTCATCGTCGAGATAACGCTGCAGGACCTCCTCAGGAGTCGCGGCGTCGGTCCACACAGTTTGGCCCGACGAGCCGGAGCCGACGAGGACAACACCGCCGCGCCGATGTTCGGCGCTGTGGACGATGTGCAGGCTGCGCAGACCGTCAATAAGGCCGTCGCGATCCGCGAAGCCGTGCTCCCAGGCGGTCAGTTCAGACGTCGGGGTGTCTTCGATATCGGCACGCAGATTGTGGTCGAGATCTGCGATAGAGAGGGGAGAGAGAGTGAGATCAATCATATCCTGGTCCTTTCCAGAGCCTCCGCAAACCCCGAGGCGCGGGTATCGGTGCGTCCCGATACAAATCAATATAGTGCATCTAGATGCACCTTGCAATAGGTATTTGCGCGCGGTGGAAATAAAAACCCCGGAGCTGTAGCCCCGGGGTCCAACTGTTAGATATTTTCTAGTAGTTCGTTCATCCTGCCGCCACGGCCTTCCTACGTCCCTCCGTCCGCCTTACGATCCCGAACCGTTCTGCCTCGGGGCTGTTGAGCCAGTCAGAGAGCGTTGAGTTCGGCACGCCGTACGTCCGGGCCATCTCACGCTGGCTAGGGAACGCATCTCCCCTACGCATTTTGCCGGCGATGTCAGCCAGGGCTTCTTCCCGACGCCATGACCTAGACCGCTTCGGCGGCTTCGGATCATCGTCCGTCGGACGGATGAACGCGATCACGTTGCTCACCTCGGACGGATCGATGACAGGGAAATCAGACTGACCGGACACGTCGGTTGCCGGCGCGGACGGACGCTCGGCTTTCACCGGACGGTGCCGGAATGCGAAGCCGAGGCAGAGGATGGAGCCCAACTCAAACAGGAGTGTGGTGAGAAACGGGACGACCAAGACCGACCCCGCCTTCACAACCTCCTTCTCTGCCCCAAATACAGCTGCCAGGGCGGCAAAGTTGTCCGCCTCGGGGGTGATAGGCTTCGGAGGCCCGATGCGGTCCAAATCGGCCCTATGCCCCTTGAGGATGGCCTCGTGCACCTCGATGGCAGCCTCAATGCCCCGGCACTTCGGGCCGCGCCCGGACTTGCACTCCTGCACGAGGCTAGCCTGCGCTTCTGCGAGTCTCGCTTCTGACCGCGCTACCGCGGCTTTGGTGGTGGCCCGCTGCTCGGCAGCGAGATCGGCCTCAGCCTGGCTCTGGAACGTGTGTTCCGCCTGCCGGCCCGTGCTTTTGTAGACCACCAATCCGGTGGCAACTAGAAACAGGACGGCAAAGCCGACGACGCCAAGAGCGTGGCGAGCTCGCCAAGCATCAACGACAAGGTGTCCGAAGAAAATCGCGAGCGAGACAATCCCGATCACGAGGGCATGTTTCAGGCTGAACTCCGCGGCTCCGGAGGCGACATCCTCAAGAAGAATGCCGAGAGCGCAGAGGGTGGAGATGACGCCAGCCGCTAGCGCGATGGCGCGTCCGGTGATATGATGTTTCATCGTGTCGTTTCCTTCTCCAAATCGCTTGGGTGGATTCACACACGGCCCGGAGAGCGTTGCTGCGCCTCCGGGCCAACTCATCCTTAAAGATCGAAGTCCGGGTCTGAGATCCCGTCATCATTCGCCTCGGCAAGAATGATCGCGTCGGCTTCCGTCAGATTTTCAAAGTCCATTTTGTAGTCCTCGCTTGGGTGGTTTCCGGTGTTGCTGCACCGGCAGGGCTCCTGGCTCGAAACACGGAGCCAAGATGATTTGAATATAACATGCTTTTGGGATGCGCAAATGAGCGAGCAAGCAAAACAGGCACCTTGCAAGTAACATTTTCGTGATTAGACGGGATGCGGCGGGATGCGTATATGCGGCTCATGGCAAAGCAGGCAAGAAAACGCGGTCGCCCACCGGCCGGTGACCGGCCGATGACCCAATTGGCTGTGCGCTTTACCGATGATCAGTTGGTACGGATTGATCATGTAATCGAGGATCGGCGTGGACAGGCAGATCGAGCGTCGATCATTCGAGAGATGGTGGAGCGCGGGCTTGAGTCTGTAGAAAAGGGGCGGAGGAAGGGGTATTGATGTAGACCCATGGCCGTTGGGGGACCGAAAGCGGTCTAGAATTCCCAACCGATGACCGACGTAGCCGGAAAATACGACTTGACAAAAACAAGCCCTTGACGCCGCGGTGAGAATCACCTTAAATCACTACAGTTCCGATTTTTCCGCCCGCGCCCAAGATAGGTAGCGGGCGTTTTGATTCTGGCAGCGGCGCTGAAAGCAGAAGCGCCTACAAAAATCGTCTGACGAGACGTGCGTTGGCCTTGGGCGGGATGAAACGATGGCCCGCAGGCGAAGGAGCCTCAGTAGCGCGAGGCCTGCCAGATTTGAAAGACCTGCCCGGAAAGCTACGGAAGGTGGGCTCCTGCGGTGAGGATAGA